GATAAATTTAGATCGTGTCAGTCATATGATATCAGAAATGCGAGTCGAAGGCTCAAATGGATACGGCAAACTTAAACTATTGGATACTCCGATGGGTAAGATTGCTGAAGCATTACTAAAAGGAGGCGCTAAACTAGGTGTAAGTAGCCGAGGAAGTGGTAATGTAAATGAAAGTGGTAGAGTTAGTGATTTTGACATAGTAACCGTTGATATAGTGGCACAACCAAGTGCCCCTGACGCCTACCCTAAAGCGATTTATGAAAGTTTATTTAATATGAAAGGCGGTGCGGCAATCCACGAGATGGCAAGTGCTGTAACACACGACAAAAAAGCAGAAGTACACCTTGCACGTATGATGGAATCCTTCATACGTGAATTAGAACTCAAATAGGAGATAGCAAATGGCGAAGACATTTAATGACCTTTTAGAATCTGGAAACTTATCAGAAGACGTTAAGACTCAGATTCAAGAAGCATGGGAATCACGCCTTGCTGAGGCCAAAGACCAGTTAACTGCAGAACTTAGAGAAGAATTTGCTCAAAGATTTGAACATGACAAAACACAAATTGTGGAAGCCATGGACAAATTTATAACAAGTTCGCTCAAAGACGAGTTAGCAGAATTGGCCGAAGATAAGAAGGCAACTGTAGCCGAAAGAGTAAACTATAAAAGAGCCGTTAGTGAACATGCTAACGTGCTTAACAAGTTCATCACAGAAACATTAGCATCAGAAGTTACTGAATTAAAAGCAGACCGTAGATCACAAAGTGAAAACTTTGCTAAACTCGAAGGGTTTGTTCTTGACGCAGTAGCAGAAGAAATTAAGGAATTCCACGCAGACAAACGTGAATTGGCTGAAAAGAAAGTTCAATTAGTCCGTGAAGGAAGAACACAATTAGCAGATGCTAAAAAAGAATTTATTAGAAGAGCGGCAGATAAGGTTGAACAAACCATATCTTCAGCGTTGAGAAACGAAGTTTCACAATTCAAAGAAGATATTACTAAGGCTCGTGAAAACGAATTCGGCAGAAGAATTTTCGAAGCAATGGCTAGTGAGTATGGAACTTCGTATTTAAATGAAAATACAGAAGTAAGAAAACTTAAAGCAGAGTTAACATCACTGAAAGGTGTTGTTAGTGAAACAAAAGCCACAGCAGACGGAATTGCAGAACAGAAAAAATTAGTTGAATCTAAACTCAGAATATCAGAGGATAGAGCAACAAGAAATCAAGTCATGACAGACTTACTTGCCCCTTTAAGTAAGGACAAGAAAGAATTAATGACCGAATTGCTAGAATCAGTGAAAACTGGAAAACTTGAAGAATCATTCAACAAGTACCTTCCAAGTGTAATACACGAAGAAGTTTCAGTTAGATCTAGGAAAGCAATTATCAAGGAATCAGTGACATCAGAACACACTGGTAATAGATCGTTGGACGGGCAGACCGGCTCCACCAATGAAGAAATAGTTGACGCATCAGTCGTAGAGATCGATGAGTTAAGAAAACTAGCCGGACTTAAATAATAGGAGAATATAATGGCAGAAGCATTATTTGAATCAAATTGGTCCGCAACCAAGGAAGCCTTATTAGAAGGCTTGAACGGATCAAAAAAGAGCACTATGGACGTAATTCTTGAGAACGCAAAAGTTCAATTACAAGAAGCCGCTTCAGCAGGTTCAACAATGAGTGGAAACATCGCTTCTTTAAACAAAGTAATGTTACCTCTTATTAGAAGGGTTATGCCTTCATTGATCGCCAACGAATTACTTGGTGTGCAACCAATGAGTGGACCTGTAGGACAGATCCATACATTAAGAGTAAGATATGCAGAGTCAAAAGACTCAGCAGTGGCTGGACAAGAAGCACTTAGTCCTTTCGCATTAGCAACAGCGTACTCAGGAACTCCTGACGCGACTGCGGCAAGTGAAGGAACTGCAGGTAGCAAAATGTCTATCCAAATCTTGAAGCAAACAGTTGAAGCAAAATCAAGACGTCTATCAGCAAGATGGACTTTTGAGAGTGCACAAGACGCAAACGCAATGCACGGTGTTGATGTAGAGGCAGAAATTATGCAGGCCCTCGCACAAGAAATTGCGGTTGAAATCGACCAAGAAATGTTAGCAAAATTGAGAGCACTTGCTCCAACTGTTGACACTCTAGATTTCAACAGTGGAATCACAGGTACACAAACGTATATCGGTGAAAGACATGCGATCCTTGCAATTCTGATTAACAGAGTAGCAAACTTAATTGCCGCAAGAACAAGACGTGGCGCAGGTAACTATGTTGTTGTGAGCCCACAGGCTTTAACAATATTACAATCAGCGACTACTTCAACTTTTGTTAGAAGTACAGAAGGTCCTTTTGAAGCACCAGTAAACTCTAAGTTTGTTGGAACTTTAAACGGTACTGTTAAAGTATTTGTTGACAATTACGCGGCTGACGGAACATCAGTACTAGTAGGATATAAAGGATCATCAGAAACTGATGCGCCAGCATTCTACTGTCCTTACATTCCGTTAATGAGCACAGGACCAGTAATGGACCCTAGCACTTTTGAACCAGTTGTATCTTTCATGACAAGATACGGTTACATCGAACTTACTAATACAGCAAGTTCTTTAGGTAACGCGGC